AGTCATCACTATCTGCACAGTATACAGCATCACTGACTCCATCAAACAATATCGAAGCACTACCAAACTTTTTCTGTGCAGTATCAATCTGAGCATTGCCATATACTGAAACAGTTCTATGAGTGGCAGATGAATCCTTAATCGTTGTAGATGCATCTGCACCTTCACCATGAAGTAGGAGTTTTACATAAGAATCAACTTCAGTGTCAGTAAAGTCTCCAGAAGATTCATCGTGAGTTGTCAGTGCGTCGGTAATTGTATCTGCTTCAAGCCAGTAAGCTTCTTGCGGAGGTGTAAAGTCATCCCACCATCTTGCAATACCTTTTGAAATCCTTGCCTCATCTATCCAGCCATTAAAATAATGGCCTCCTTGAGCCATTCTAGCTACCCACAAAACAGCGCTAAAATTAGGAATACCCTTAGTTTCTGTAGTTTCTTCTACCTTCGTCCCATTAAGAAATAGACGAAAATAATTTCCTTGTCTAACCTGAGCAATATGATACCACTGTCCAGTAGCTATTGTTGTCCATGCCCAGTTACTTGCAACAAGAGTAGGCACATTATTCTCAAACAAAACAAATCTTAATCTATAGACAGTTCCTCCGCTATTCCATACACCAAATGTCCAGTAATTAAGATCAGAAACATTTTGTGCAAACACCATACTACCTAGATTACCACCAGGTAATACATTCCATCTTACCCATGCATCAAGTGTAAAATCTCCTGTTCCAAAATACCAATCATCAGAGTCAGGAAATGATAAGTAATCTCCACTACCGTCAAACCGTCCTGACGCTCCACCAAACTTGCTTTGGTCAGTAACTATCTTGGCATCTCCATAACGAGTAGCTGTCTTATGGTAAGGAGATGCATCTCTAAAAGTAGTAGAGTTGTTTTCTCCGTTAAAGTGAAGTAGAAGTTTGGTATAAGAATCAACACCTGCTGGCATATTAACCTCTCAAAAGGGAGGGGACTTTCACCCCTCCAGATTTTATGCATCCGCTGCATTAATAGTGATTGTGACTCGAAGAATATCATCATCAACCACTGACTTCGAAGAACCGAACTGGCTTGCACAGTACATAACACCACCACCTGCAGCATCACCTTTAGTGCTTGCGTCTGTTCCACCACCAACTAGTGCACCACCATAAATTGTCTTGGTAGCATTGATAGTAAACTCGGCCTTATTTGCTGAGTTTGTCAATGACTTACTGCTTGATGCAGCTTCAACAAACTCTGGCCTTGTTGCTTCATCATATGCAGACGACTCCGTAAACACAGGAGTTGCATAAGTTGTACCAGCAGCTGGAGTTGTGTTGCTTTCAAAGATTGCAACATACCAGGTTGTTATCTGTGTAGCCGCATGGAACATGACATCAAGAAGTCTGTTGAGACCTTCATCTGTGCATATGTTCCCGCTGATGTCAACCGGTGTAACCAACTGCCATTCATACAAGGAACCCCGCTGTTTTCTTCTGAGATGTTCAACTTCCCAGATTGAATAGGCAAGAAATCCGTGTTTGTTAAAAGCAGCCCGCTCAACTTCTGCACCCCATCTGTCCCCGAATTTAGACCTTTCCATCTTACGCACCCTCCTCTGCCAGTGTTATCTGGAAGCTATCAATAGTGATTGTAGCCCCAACTGAGATGCTCGTAGAGCTGGCATTAAGCTGAGCACCGGAGGTTCCGACTGAACCGTCAATTCTGGGATACTCATAGGAACTGTCGAGAGCACCTGCATCAGTGGCGTTTGCATAAAGCCTATACCATCCGGCTGTCCCAGCAACCAGTCCTGTCCCAGACCACACAGGAGTTTCCTTTGCGATAACGCCTGCACTTGCAAGACCAAACTCCAGGCCGTTTGCAGGTGCTCCTGCTACCCATGCACCACTGCCCAGTGTTATCTTAGCGAGTAAGGTTCCTGTCTTTGCAGCATCCGCACTTGTCGGCTGGGTTCCACTGTATATCTCGAGGATACCATCCTTGAAAATATCTCGTAGTGAGTTGCCAACAACCTGAACAATTGTGACTGTTGCACCGGCAGTCTCAGCAGCCAGAGACCCTGTAGCAACTTCCAGTGTACCTGCAGCCACAGTTACCAGTGTAAAAATCTTTCCGTTATTTACTGCACCTGTTCCAGCAAACCCCGTTACGAGAACTGCATCACCTACTGAAAATCCGGCAGTAACAAATCCGTTTCCAGTATCTGTAAACGAATCAACTCCTGCACCACCATCAACAGCAGCAATACCTGTCCCTGTAAGTATGACACTCGTTCTTCGTGAAGGGGCACCACTAAGAATCAGGTTCCTTAGTTTCGTGCTAAATCTGAACGCCATAGTGAATCCTCCTTATTCTTGGAGAAGTACAATATACTTCCCGTTGTGATAGACCCCTGCACCGTAGAGTGCCGAAGGGTATTTCAACCTATCCTTTGTTACACAATCAGCCTGTCCGTTTGCTCCACCCACCCAGATTCCATTCTGTGCTGTCCACATTACTACCTTTCCAGTCTTGGCCGGCCCAGCCACTCTCGCCGCTTCGCACCGTACAGCCGTGCCAATTACAGGTGGAGAGTCGCTGACTTGTTCGCGAGTCATTGTGTCAGGATTATCTCCTTCAAGGAATTCTACACCTGAATCTGTTCCCACATACAGTCCATCAGAGTCCCTGTCAGTTGTGCCATACGCCGCCTTAACAAGCCGGATACTCCCTTTGAACTGTATGAAATTCCTTGCAAGGTCAAACCAGCCATACGCATACGGTTCACTGTGCCACAAGACATCATCTACGACAGCATAGATTCTTCCTTTATAAACTTCAAGCATGGTGATGTGGGCTGGTGGGCCGCTAAACACTCGAGTTGTAGCTGGCCCCACGTAAGTATCGGCTTCCCAATAGTGGGAAACTCCGCCTAACACATAACCAAGCTCTTGTCCATTCGCATAATAGACTCTGTCTTTCGCCTTTGCAAAATACATTTTTAGGTTTGGTGTTAACCCACTGCGTATTCCTGTCCGAGTGTAGTCTGTATTCAGCTGATACAACGCTGTTCCACTAACAAAGAAGCACACATCGTCTTCGGCAAAAATACTGTGGGAAGCCCAAGCACCTTTTAGTGTCTGACCAGTCCGTCGACTTATCCTGCCACTTGTGTCAACGTCTATGTTATAAGCAGTAGCAAGGTCAACAACACCTTTCTCAGCATCAAACACTATTCGTACAGGGTCTGCAATTACGTTCAGACCTTTCGAAGCCTTCAAAAATGGAACAGTTTTATAGGCCATCACACGCTCCACACGCCGCGTCTCAGGTGTCCCCGACGCTTTTCAACCCAGCCTTTAAGTAACATTAGTGCCTTATCAGCCTCTCGCTCATAGAAACTCGTGTTAGGCCTTTCACCCTCAAGACCATCTTCAATAATAGAAAAGCCTATTGCCGACGCCTTGTTTACTAACAAACCCCTGTGCAAATAATCAGGAATTGCAGACGGGGTGTCAGTATTAGCCGTCATGAGAGCTGGTGTATAGTATCCAAGACAAATCAACGTGGTTGCAGTTTCAGGTACCTTTGCGTACCACAGTGTAGAACCTTCAACTGCTACATGTTCAACATCACCTGCCTCAGTAAGGTCAGGATGATTCTCAAGGAGTTCAAAAACGCCTCCGTCAAGAACAGAAAGTTGTCCTTCACTTGTTCCACAATACAACAGTCTTCCATCGAAGTTTCCTGTTATAGTTGTGTAGGCCTGTGAAAGCACAGTGTCCACAGTGAAGAGAGTTTTAAGGGAGGGGAGAGTTGTCTCTCCCGCTACCCATCGATAAGCCTCGTTGATATAGTCTTGGATAGAAGCCAGCACATCAGCCCGCTGGTCCTTCAAGTTAATTCTAACTTCTGTTACTATCTCACCTAAGTTCATATTGACACCCCGTCCAGAAAGTCAAATTTTTGTACTTCCTGGGTATACTACTTTCCAGGAATATCCGTTACTAACAGATGCACGCGACACTTGCCGGCCGTGTACGTCCCAACGTTAGTCAAATAGAGACAGACACAAGGAACAGTTGTTGCAGCTCCTGTAATGATTGCCGGTGCTGGATGCAAACCAGTCTTTACGGCATCTTCGTAGTCGGAACCGTTTGTAGTAGTAACTTCATAGTAACCTGCAGTTGTCCAGGTTACATCTGTTGAAGTGATGAACTCATCCTGGTCGACGTCAGTTACATCACCACCAGTTGTGATGGCATCAGTTGCAAGTGAACCTATACCGAGCGTTCCTGCTGGTGTACCCCCTGCAAATTTTGTAGTTACCTGAATATATGCTTTCAGGACTATGGTAACCCTTCCAGCTACCGGAAAGCTGAAAAGCTGGGCAGCTTTCGCAACAGCATCAACTGCCACAACTTCGCCTGAGGTCAACCAGTACGGGTTTTCAAGCACGTTGGTTCTCAGGTCTGTCCTTCTGTAATCTATTGCCGTTACTGTAGACATATTATGTCCTCCTTGTTAAGTTTGTTAGGAAATAAGAACGTACTGAGCAAAAACCTCAAACGTTCCTTCAGTTGAAGCACTACCAGCTGCGATAGTAACTGTAATGCTTCCGCTTCCACTGGAGAAATACTTGCTTCGGTTAGAAGCAATGGTATCCTTAATGGAGCACTTTATGCCTGCCACCGTGGGTTCGGAGATGTCGGTCGTGATGAAGTATGCAGTGTTTGCTGTTTCACCATTACCTGCAAAGCCAACTGAAATCGTAGGCGTACCACCAACATACGCTGTAGTGATGTTCAGCCACACATCGGTGACAAAGGCATACCGAGGTAACTGAATAACATAGTACGTATCGTCGTCAGGTGCAACCATCAGACGAGACGCTGCCATCATATACCTGTCAGAAAACCTGTGTCCGAATCTCTCTGTTGCCATCAGTCACCTCCGCTTACAGCTTTGTAGCGTAGCTGCGGCCTGTGATTATACCGAAGTCCTTGCTCTGGAACCGAGTCTTTTTGCAACCGAAGATGCCACCACCTCTTATCATGATGTACCTCTTTGCATCCTTTTCATAAGGAACAAAGGCCATAATCGAGGATTTGGATTCGCCTGCACCACCCCAGGCAAAACATGCAGCCTGAGCACCGAGAAGAATATTGTTGTAAACAGCAGAGTTTGTGCTGGATACACGAATACGCTCGCTTTTGGAAACCAGCATTCCATTATACTCAAACTCGATGTTAGGAAGTGCGAGTTTCTGAGCACTGCGGAGCATATCTCCCCACTGACCAGCGTTAAAGTTCTGACGCAGCCGGTCAAAAACATAGTTGTGAAGGATAACCCTGAAATACTTCTTTCCACCAATCAGCAACGGACGGATTCTGTAGCACTCAGTTCCTGTCGGAACTTCAGCCAACTGTTTCATCCTGTCCAAAAAGCTGAGGTCCATCATGTCAGCAGCAGTCATAGCTGCATCAGATGCTACATCATTGACCCTGAGAAGATGGTCACTATCTGGTGCCTCACATGCCTGAGCAAAGATCTCACCAGCAATCTGATAGCTGGTATCACCGCAAAGAGTTGCAAAGACGTAGTCACTGAGTTTGTCAGTCCACCACTCCTGCAATCCATCCTTGCCTTCCTGCATCAGGTCGAATGGTACACGCTGCTGGTCCATTCTACCACCAGTATCTACTGCATGGTTGAGTTCCTCGATAGTCATGCTGAAGTTACGAGTTCTCAGTTTCTCCTCGTTACCTTCAACTGTCTTGTTACCAACGACACCTTCACCAGACAGTGGGAGTCTGATTGTAAAGGTAATCGTATCACCTTCGCCCTTTCCAAGGTCAGTCTTTAACTGTACAATGGAATTTGGGCCTGTGCCAACAAGGTCGTTGAACTCTACTGCCTTTAAGATAGCGCGGTAAAGTTCCTTTGCCCATTTCTTCCTTGTTGACCCATCATTCGTAAGAAATATAAGGTCATGAGCTGCCATAGTGTCTCCTTTTTATTTAAGTTCTCCCTTCAGATATTTGTCATAAATATCCTTGGGGACTTGGTCAAGTTCGAGTTCATCCAGTTCGTCAATTCGTGCCGCTGTCCATCCACCAGTACCTGACGAACCTCCACCAACTTCATGAATACTTGATGCAATTTTCTCAATATCAAGTCCTTTTCCTTTTTCCTTTCCATCTTTTCCAGACTTTTCTTTGTCATCTCCATCTTTGCCCTCTCCATCCCCTTTGGCAGGAGCGGCTTTATAGTCTGGATGGTAACGCTTAATATTGTCGTACATGAGTTTGTAAGGGTTTTTTGTAGCCCATACTTCAGCCTCAACACCTTTAATGACGTCTTCCAGCTTGCCACCTTTTTCTGCAACGTAAGCCCTTGCCATGGCTTCTATCATGTCGTCGAAGTGTTCTTGCGAGACAACATCGTCAACATCTCCATACTTATCAGTTACGCGCATAACTTCCAGTAGGTTCTCAAGCTGTTCCTCACGCCTGGCTCTAAACTCCTCGACTGCCTTGTCTTTCTCCTCTTCTTCAGGAGAAACAAGGTTGGCATCTTTGAGTAACTTATTAGTTTTCTCCAGTGCCTGCGTTACCTTATCAAGCTCTCGCTTTTGGTCTCGGCTTATTTGCCGTAGATTCCTTATTTCTTCGTCCTTTTCGTCA